TTTTTTTTTTATTAAAGGATTTTATATGCGTCCTCAAGTAATACAATTGTCTAGTGCAACAACTTCAGCATGGGTTCCATTAGATTACAAACAAGCTCCTTTTAATGTAGGGTTAGGTTTAGTTTTTAGTGGAACAGCTACAGCAACAGTAGAACATACTTTTGATGATATTTTTGATTCTACAGTAACACCTACAGCATTCAGTCATTCCTCATTAGCGGGTATTTCTAGTAATGATGATGGAAATTATGCATTTCCTGTTCGAGCTATACGATTAAATGTAACAGCATGGACTTCAGGAACAATCACATTAACAGCACTTCAAGGAATTAGATAATGACAGTCTCTTTTGCTGAGGGAGTTTCTCTAGGAAACATTGTTACTAGCAAAAATTTAGAAGACCGTTTGGGCTCCAGAATCAC